ACCATCGACGGGCGCACGGCCGGCCACAGCACCACGGCAGTCCCCAACACGCCGATGAGCTGGGACATTCAGAACGAGACCGCTCTCGAAGGCGCCTCGCCGAAGCCGAACACCAGCGCCCAGATGGACATCGAGTACGTGCGCGGCTGGACCTGGAGCTGACTATGGGCACCAACTACTACGTGAACACCCCGTCCTGCCCCAACGCCTGCGAGCACTGCGCGGAATCCGAGCGCATCCACCTCGGCAAGTCGTCCGCAGGCTGGCGGTTCCTGTTCCGCGCCGACCCCGAATGGCCGCGCGACGAAGTCTTCGCGCACTGGGTGCGACGCGCTCTGTCCGGGCCCATCGTCGACGAGTGCGGCCGGGAATGCAGCCTCGCCGAGCTGCTCGACCTGGCCCACGGCAAGGCCGACGGGCTCGACCATCTCAACCGGCCGGGCGGCAGGCAGTACGGCGTGACGACCGGCCACGAATTCAAGTCCTGCGGTCACGACTTCAGCGACAGCCAATTCAGCTGAGTGGAGGTTGAACCGTGGCGTCTCCCCTCGGCAACAGCATCCAAGTGCCCTGCCCGGTCTGTGACGCGCCGCTGACTGCGCCGATCAAGCAGACGAGCGTCAACCGGTTCACCGTCACGGCGGTCCTGGACCTCAACGTCCTTCAGCAGCACATCGCCGCAGCGCACCCGGCACCGCCTACATCGCCCACTGCCTCGTCGGACCAGGCGGCACCGTGACCCTTTCCGCAGGCCAGTACACGATGTGGGTGCGGATCACCGACAACCCAGAGATTCCCGTCATCCCGTTCGGGCTGCTCAACATCACCTGAAGGGAGATGCCGTGGACTTCCCGGCTATGCCGCCCGTCAACGAGCCCACGCCGCCGGCGTCCGGCCCCGCCTGCGTCCTGTGCGCTGAGCCTGCCATCGTGAACTGGCTGCGCCGGCCGACCGACGACGAGCTCGCCGAGGTCGTAAAGGCCGAACGGGATCGCCGTGATCAGATCCGGCTCCTGGCTGACCCGCAACTGCCAGAGCCGGAGTTCGGACCGCCACCGACCGCCGACGGCACGACCCGCACCGTGTACGCCTGCGGCCCCCACGCCATCACGATGGACGCGGCTGCCCTTACTCACGCCAGCTCGTGCACCGCGCCGAACGAGGCAGACCTGCCCGGCTGTGACTGCACGCCCGAAGCCCTCCCGCCCGCGCCCATGGAAGAACAGTCCGCGGCGCCGCTGCCCGAACACTGGGTGACGGGGGGCGCGTGATGCCCAAGCAAGGACACGGGCGGCAGCTTCCCGAGGGCTTCGAAGAGTTCCGGCCGGACGGCAACCGACGCTGCTGGGGACGGAAAAAGACAACCAGCGGCCAGTGCGGAGCCGTCGCCATGGCCGGACAGAACGTCTGCAGGTACCACGGGGGCGCCGCACCGCAGAGCATCAAGGCAGGTGAACGGCGCGTCACCGAAGAGAAGGCCCGAGTACTCGCGGAAACGTATGGCCGGAAGATCAAAACAACCGCGACCGAGGCACTCCTCGAAGAAGTGCAGTGGACCGCCGGACACGTGGCCTGGCTGCGGGAACGCGTCCAAGAGATCGAGACCGTCGAGGACGCCGGTGCTGACGCCGAGAACGGCCTCGTGTGGGGAACTACCCGCCGCAAGTCCGGCGGCGAGGACCGCGGCGTCACCGAGGAAGCCGTCCCGAACGTCTGGCTCAAGCTGTACCAGCAGGAACGCACCCACCTGGTGAAGGTCTGCTCGGAAGCCATCCGGGCCGGCATCGAGGAGCGGCGAGTTCATCTGGCGGAGCAGCAGGGCTCACTGGTGGCTCAGGCCATTCGGGCGATCCTCGCTGATCTCAATCTCAATTCCGAGCAGCAGGCCCGCGTGCCCGAGGTGGTGCCGCGTCATCTGCGGGCGCTCGCATCCTGACCGGGGAGGCGGCTGATGACCGCCACGTGGGCCGAGTTTGCCGCCAAAGCGTTCGAGCCGAAGGACATCTTCGGCGACCTCGGCTATGAACCGACCACGAAGCAGCGCGAGTTCCACGCTGCGACAGAGTTCGACGTCCTGTTCGGCGGAGCCGCCGGTGGCGGTAAGTCCCGGGCGCTCACCGCGCACGCGATCCGCGAGTGCATGCAGTATCCGGGGCTGCGGGTCGGCGCGTTCCGCCGCACTTACGGCGAGCTGAAAGAGTCGCTCATCGCCGAGCTGGTGAACCTGAACTTCGCCAGGGAACTCGGCGCCCGTTGGAACGGCACCGAGTACGAGCTGCGGTTCCCCAACGGCAGCCTGATCATGTTCCGGTATGCCGAGACGGTGCAGGACGCCACCCGACGCCAGGGCGGCCAGTACCAGCTGCTCATCTTCGACGAGCGGACCCTCACCCCGCCCGACGTGTGCAGCTTCCTCGAGTCCCGCCTGCGTTCAGGGCGCCGCGACATTCCCGTCCTCGGTATCCGCTCCGGCACCAACCCCGGCGGCCCCGGCCACGGCGCCGTCAAAACCCGCTACATCAAGCCCACCAACTACGGCAAGCAGGTCATCACCGACGGGCGCGGACGCACCGTGCGGTTCATCCCGTCCAAGCTCAGCGACAACCCCCACGTCAACCCCGAGTACGCCCAAGACCTCAAGGCCCTCCCGGAGAAACTGCGGGCCGCCTTCCTCGACGGCGACTGGGATGTGTTCGCAGGAATGATGTTCAGCGAGGTCAAGCGCGACCGGCACGTCATCGAACCGATCACTCTGCCCGCCACGTGGAAGCGGTACAACGGCATCGACTGGGGCTTCGCCGCCCCCTGGGCAGTCCTGTGGGCTGCAGTCGACGAAGACGGCCGGGTCTGGATCTACCGGGAGATCTACCGGCGCGGTGTCGGCGAGGCCGAGCAGGCGCGGCAGATCCTCGCCGCCGAAGCCGCCGGCGAGCACGTTGCCGTCCGGTACGCCGACGACGCCATGTGGGCCACCCGCGGTGATGCCAAGCCCATCGCCTCGGTGTACGCCGACAACGGCGTGCATCTCGCCCCCGCCGGCAAGGGGGCTGGTTCTCGCGTCAACGGCTGGCAGCGGGTCCGTTCCTACCTCGCGGATGCCCCGGCGTGCCCGCACCACCGGGCGCAGGGCTGGGAGACCTGCCCGAAGATTCACATCTTCTCGACCGTCACCGAGCTGTACCGCGAGCTGTCGGACCTGCCGCACGCCACGAAGGGCGACCCGGAAGACGCTGACACGACGGCCGACGACCACGCGGCCGACGCTGTCCGCTATCTCCTCTCCAACCTCGGCGCTGGCCCCGAGCTCGTCATCCTCGACGAGCTGCCCGCAGAACCCGCCACCGAGCTGCTCAAGCCGCTCGGGCCGACGATGGCCTACCGGCCGACCGAGACCGCGCCCGCCGACGACGCCTGGTGGTTCGACGATGACGAGGGCCCGAGGCCAGGAGGGACGGTGGAAGTCCCGTGAGCCTACGCACCTGGTGGCAGGGCCTGACCGGCAGCGCTGAAGTGCTGGAGACTGCCCCGGCGAAGCTCCCGGAGCGGGAAGGCTACGTCTACGGCATCGGCCCCGGCGGACTCACCGAGTCCAACCAGGGCCTCGGCGGCGCCACCCAGACGGACCGCCGCTCCATGCTGCAGTCCCTGTACGAGGCGTACCTCTCCTGCCCGTGGGCGTGGGCCAGCATCAACGCCATTGCCCGCACCATCACCGCGGGCGGGCTGGTCACCGACTGGGACTCCGACGACGGGCAGGGTAGCGAGCAGGAGCCTGACAAGCCCGAGCAGGTGCTGCTCCTCGAGCGGATGATCGGCTACTGCAATCCGCGGGAGAACATCCGGCAGATCCTCCGCGGCGTCATCATCGACCTCCTCGTCTTCGGTGACGCGTTCGTCGAGGTCGTGTGGCTGGGCCAGCAGCCGGTCGCGTTGTACACGCTGGACTGCCCGAGCATGCTGCCGATCACGGACGAGCACGGCAACGTGACCAGCTACGTGCAGATCACGGATGCGGGGCAGCGGGCAACGTTCGAGCCGCGCGAGGTCATCCACATCTCGCTGGACGCGCCCCGTTCGAGCGTGTTCGGGGTGTCGCCGACGCAGGCCGCGATGCTCCCGATCACCGCGTGGCTGTTCGCCGCAGCCACGAGCAAAGAGATTTTCCGCAAGGGTGCGCCCCCGCAGATCCACGTCGACTTCCCGGCCTCCAACTCGACGGCGGACATCAACCGGTGGAATGCGCAGTACCAGCAGCGGAACATCGGGCCCCGCAACATCGGGACGCCGATCTCCACCAAGGGCGGCGCGCAGATTCAGGAGCTGGCGCAGTCCCGGACGATGGACTACCTGAAATACTTGGATCAGAAGCGGGACGAGATCATCGCCTCGTATGGGGTGCCGCCCGCGAAGGTCGGCATCATCGAGTCCGGGAACCTGGGGGGCGGTACGGGGGAAGCCCAGGACCGCACCTTCATGATCAATACGTGTCAGCCCATCGCTGAACTCGTCCTGGAAGCCCTCAACTTCCACCTCGCGAAGCTGGGCTTCGACGTCGAGGGCTGGAAGCTGAAGTTCCGCGACATCGACATGCGCGACAGCGAAACCGTCGAGAAGATCCGCGACATGCGGCTCCGCAACGGCTCCTGGACCCTCGACCGCTACCGCGCCGACATCGGCGAACCCCCCGTCGACGGCGGCGACCAAGCCGTACTCGTCGACCGCGAGAACCTCGTCAAATGGGCCGACATGGACGCCGCATCCAAGGCCGGCATCGCGAACAAGCTCAAGGGGACCGCCCTGGAGCCCGGCGACCCGGCTCACGGCGAACCGGTCACCGTGGAGAAACCCGAACCGGCACCGGTGCCACCCCAGCTCGCGGCATTCGCGGGCAAGGCGCCCCCAGGGGAGCCGCCCGAGCCTGCGGATCCGGAAAAGGAACCGCCGCCCGTCGAGTCCCTGCAAGCTGCATACAAGCGGCGGTTGCGGGAGGCCCTAGCCCGACTGCCGGGAGGTATCGATGAGCGTGCCGCCTGACCCGGGCCCGCTGTGGCCCCTGCCGGATCCTCCGAACCATCCACTGCGGGCGAAAGACGTGGCGGCGCTCATCAAGAAGCGGATCGGCTGACCGACAGGAGGCGAGCGTGGCGTCTCCGGACTACTCCGACGGCTGCATGATCGCTCTCTACCCGCCCGCCGATGTAGCCGAGGGGCTCGCGGTCGACGGCGGTCTCCCGCCGGAAGAAATGCACGTCACGGTCGCCTACCTCGGGGACGCGGCCGACATCGATGGCGATCAGTTCCGCGAGGTTGTCGAAGAGCTGGCAGGCAGGAAGCCGATCGAGGCGCAGCTCTCCGGGCTGGCCCGTTTCACCGGGGGCGACAAGGACGTCATCGTCGCCCTCATCGACTCCGCCGACCTTGAAGACCTACGCCGCGACACGCTGGACGCGCTCACTGAGCGGGGCATCGAGATCCCACGGGATCACGGCTACACCGCTCACCTCACCATTACCTACCTCGAAGCCGATGACCCTTCCCCGCTCGACCGCCTCGACGCCCAGCCGGTGGAATTCACCGCCTTGGCAGCCGTCCACGGCACCGACCGCACCGATACGCCCCTCGAACACCCCCTCGCGGCCACGGCCCGGGAAGCGTTCGCCGCGGGATGGGCGGTGTCCGGCGGCCCGATGACGGAGAGGGTGCGGGTCGCGAGCGTCGCCGCCGTCCAGACCGCAGTCGAGCACGCCGACGACCCGCGCATCCTCGAAGTCACCATCGACCTCGGGAAACTCGAAGGGATGTGGGCGCTGCTCTTCCAACGCCGCGAGGAGCAGCAGGCCAAGCACACCCAGGCCGTCGCCGACGTATGGCGACAGCTCATAGACCGCGACGCCGTTGCCGCCATGGTCGACCGGTTCCGGCAGCGCGTCGGGCTCACCGAAGCGCAGGACCCCGACAAGTCCAGCATCCGCGCAGAAGCACTCGCCGCCGCCAAGGCCATGCTCCACGCCATCGCCGACCTGGCAGGCTGGGCCGCCCTACGTGGCGCGATCCGTGACGCCATTGCTGCTGGTCGCGCCGAAGGCATGGTCAACGCGGTCGCGATCGCGGCCGAACGTGCCAGCCGGATCGGCCTCGACTGGAACATCGCTTTCCACGACGCCTACCAGTCGCTGGCACGCCTCGATGAACTATGGGGCAATGCCGACGGATGGCTCGGCCGCACCATCGACCGGGCGGCCGGAGACCTCGGCAGAGTCCTCGCCAACGGCGCAGAAGACGGCGCCACCCGCGACGAAATGATCGACGCGGCTATGGACGTCCTCACCGGCAGCGACGTCGACGCGGTCGCGTTCGTCGTCGACTGGGCCATGACCATCGCCGCCGACGAAGGCGCCCTCAGCCTCTACCGCTCCGAAGGCGTCCTCAAGATCGACATCATTTCGGCTGGCGACGGCAGGGTCTGTCCTGCATGCATCGACGCCGAGGCCGGAAGCCCGTGGAACATTCTCGACGCGCCCCGAATGCCCCTCCACCCCGTCTGCCGCTGCTGCTACGCCGCAGACGTCTCGCTGGCCCACTTCGCCGCCTGGTTCGCCTGACCCCGAGAGGAGGCCCAGCGTGGCCGCCCGCATTGGCACCATCACTGGCATCGCCCTCATCCCGGGCGTCTCCCGCAACGGCCGCCTCTACACCGCCGAAACCATCGGTCGTGCGGTGAAGCGAGCCCAGCAGCGCATCGACGAGGACGGTGCGCCTCTGACGATGCTGACGCATCACGCCGCAGACGACGACTCCACCCAGATCGTCGGCCGGCTCACCGGCATCAACCAGCTCGAAGACGGCAGCGCCGCCTACACCGCGGACCTCGCCGACACCGACGAGGCCCGCAACATCGCGTCCCTCGTCGACACCCGCAAGGGCCCCGCTTTCCTCAAGGGCGTCTCCATCCGCGGGGCCTGGGTCGGCAAGGTTCGGCGTCAGCCGGGCCCCGACGGCACGCCCGTCGAAACGGCCGACGACCTCGAACTCGACGGCCTCGACTTCACGCGCAAGCCCGGTGTCGTCGGCGCGCGCGTCGACAGCTTCACCCCCGCGGGCACGGCGCCGGCGGAGTCTGCATCCGATGGTCGGGTGCTCATCACCGAGTCAGTGCAGGAGGCGCTGGTGACAGCGACCGTCACGGAGGCCGACGCGAAGGGCGGCGACTCCACCAAGCCCTACGGCGACGTCACATACGGCGATCCCGGGTATCAGAAGGACAAGAAGAAGCGGTACCCCCTCGATTCCAAGCAACACGCCAAAAGCGCCTGGTCATACGTGAACCAGGCTGACAACGCCCGCCTGTACACGTCCGCGCAGCTGAAGCGGATCAAGCAGCGGATCACCAAGGCCCTGAAGGGCTTCGGCGTGACCGTCGCGACCGCTGAGGGCTGGCTCATCGACCCGGCCGCCTCGGTCACTGAGGCGCTCGCCGAGTGCTGGGGCATGGACTCGGCGGACGCCGGGAACCTCTACGTCTCCCTTACCAACGGCCCGACGACCGTGACGGTGACCTCGTACAGCCTCGACCCGCACGACCTCGACGCCGTCGGCCGCGCGGCCATGGACGGCGCCTGTCACGCCCTGGCGAACCTCGACCCGGACATGGACGCCGACGTCGACGTCCCTGGCGAGCCGAACGACGACGGTGAACCGGCGACCGCCTCGGGCACCACCTGCCCGTGCGGCTGCGGATGCGCCATCCCCGAGACCCCCGGCAACTGCCCGTGCGAGTGCGAGTCCTGCATGCACTGTAAGACGGTCGACGACGAGGACGACGACGCGATGGAGACCGCCCCCCAGATCCCGGCGCCGGAGACACCGGCCGCCGTCCCCACCCAGGAAACGGAGCCCGCCATGGCGGAGTCCACCACCACCCCGGCGGCCGAGACCCCGGGAAGCACCGACGGCATCAACGCCCTCGGCCAGAAGATCGACAAGCTCAGCGATGCGCTCGCCGGGTTCGTCACCGCGATGACCCCGAAGCCTGCGGCGGCCGAGTCCGCCCCGGCCGAGACTGTCGCCGAAGCCGCCCCGGCCGCCCCCGAGGTCGCCGAGACCGAGGACCAGCGCATCGCCCGCCTCGTCTCCGAAGGCGTCGCCGCCGCACTGCCGAAGGCGATCCAGGAGCACGTCGAGACGACCGGCGGCCCGTCCCGCAAGGGCCTCGTCGCCAGCGTCACCGAGACCGACGGCACCGCGCCGGCCACTCCGGGCCTGCCGGAAGGCGCCCCCGCGAAGCCGCTTCACGAGTACACGCAGGACGAATGGCGCCAGCACATCGCGCCGATCGTCACCGGCGCGGTATTCAAGGTCCGCGGCGAAGCCGAGTAACCCCCGACGTCGCCCGGCGCCCCCTGAACCACCTGACCGCCAGCAGCCGCTGGTGCCGCTTCGGCAGTGATGGTCGCCCAGCCCCGCCACCCCTGTGAGCGGGGCTTCGCCATTCCCCCTTCCTGCCGAAAGAGGCACCCCATGACCACCAACGAGCTCCGCGAGGCCCTGACCGCATCCGGTGCCGCCCCGCTCGTCCCCACGATCGTCGACCCGATGCTGCTGGAGTACCAGCGGCGCTACGCCCCCCTCGTGCGGGCCATCCCCACCCGCAAGTGGGACTCGACGGTCTACTACTTCAACCAGCGCACGGCGAGGGCCTCCGGCGGCTTCGTCACCGACGGCGGCGCCCGAGCCGTCACCAACAGCACCTACGTGCAGAACCAGTACACGATCCGGCAGATGCAGGCCGTCGGCGCCGTCACCGGCTACTCCCAGGCCGTCACCAAGGGCCTCATCGGCGACCTGAAGGCACAGGAAGTCGAGGGCGCGATCCAGGGCCTGTACTGGGACATCGAGAACGCCATCCTGTGGGGAAACAGCGCATCCACCTCGCTGGGCGCCTACCCGCAGTTCGACGGCCTCGACTCCCTCGCGTCGACGTTCTCCGGCACCAGCCAGAACGCGATCGACTTCAACGCCGCCATGTCGCTCGGCGCCCTCGACAAGCTCATCGACATGGTCGAGCAGCAGTCCGCCATGGGCGTCTACGACCAGCAGTGGATGCTCGTCATGAGCCCCACCGCCGCCTCCAAGGTCGCGCAGCTCCTGCAGGCGCAGCAGCGGTTCTCCGACAAGGTCCAGGTCGCGGGCGGCCTCAACGTCCCCACCTACCGGGACGTCCCGATCATCAAGTCGTCGTTCCTGTCGGCTCGCGCGTTCGGCATGGGAACCGTCACCACGGCGACCGCCACCACAGGCGGCACCCTGGCCGCGCAGACGTACTACTACCAGATCGTCCCGGTCATCGCCCGCCAGGGCGAGGTGCTGCCTTCGACCGAGGTCTCCCAGGTCACCACCGGCTCGACGTCGACGGTCACTCTGTCGTTCTCCACCCCGGCCGGTCTCGACGGCTCCCAGCCGAACCTGTACAAGGTGTACCGCAGCACCGCGACCGGCACCGAGACGCTGCTGGGCTACGTCGACGCCACGGTCGGCCTCGCCGCAGACGGCGTCACCCCGGTCCTGACCACGAGCATCGTCGACGACGGCGCCAAGCTCACCCCGAAGAACGGTGCGACCGTCCCGGCGCAGGGCCCGGCGGCCTACGTCGGCACCAACGCCTCGGTCAAGCCGCAGGCCACGGGCCAGGAGAACATCTACCTGATGGCCCGCGACCAGAACTTCGTGGTGCGGCCGTATGTTCGGGAGCTCCAGCCCTTGGATGTCTACCCCACGACCGCGGGTCCCGACCAGCTGCCGTTTGCCATCGCGTCGGACACCTGCCTTGCGGTGCGCGCGCCGAAGTTCCTCGGCCGGCTGTCCCGCGTCACCACCACTCTGTCCAGCTGACCCGCTGCGGCGCGCCACCGGCGTGGTGGCGCGCCGCGCCCAACCCCAAGGAGTGGAGAGCATGGCTCTCATCCGCAAGGCCGCGGCGGGCAGCGACTCGTTCGGTCACGTCTGGCCTGAGGACGGCGCTGTCGTCGAGATCGAGGACCCCGAACAGATCGCCGCACTCATGGCGATCTCGGACGCCGGATTCAGCGAGGTTGCCCCGCCCGGCAAGAAGACCGCCAAGCCGGGTCCCGAGGATCAGGGCGGCGAGCAGGCCGAGTTCTCCGAGGTTGACCCGAAGAACGAGGACGCCGAGGCACCCAAGCCCGCAGCGAAGAAGACGGCGGCCCGCAAGACTGCCGTCAGCAAGCCGGAGTAGCCGATGGCCGCGGACTCCCCGGTCCCGCTCGCATCCTCCGCGGACATGCAGGACGGGCAGTTCGCGGACCTCGTGCGCGACTACAGCGCGAGCGCCCTGGACCAGCTGATGGTCGAGGCCACGCGAGTATGCGAGGGCATCGCCGGGCGCCGTCTCGCACCGTTCACGGGCGTGCCGGAGACCCACCGGGCGACCGGTATCGACCCGGACGAGTACACGGAGGCGGCGAACTTCCCGCTGGATCTGCAGGGGACGCTGGGCCGTTCGTACTCCAACGCTCTCGGCGGCGGCGACCAGGTACGGCATTGCTGGCTGAACGAGTTCGCTCCCAGGTACCCCGAGATGTGGACCTATGCGAACTTGCAGGTCACGCTCCTGCGGTCGTATGGCGGCACGCAGACTGTGGGCTCGACGAGCCTGATCGGCGCCGAGCCTGACAGCGGGCACATCTGGTTCACGCTCGGAACGTTCCTGCCGCTCGGCTCGCTGATCCGGGTTCTGTACGACGGCGGCTACACCACGGTGCCGGCTGATCTGGAGCGCGCCTGCAAGTTGCAGGCTGCCGTGCTGGTGCTCGGCGAAATCGATCCGGCCGGAACGCAGTTCGGGCATGACCCGGGCGCGCTCCGGACGCAGGCCGAGGAGATCCTCTGCCGCTACCAGCCCACCTGATCGGGAGGTGAGCGGTGAGCACAGCGGACGCCGTGGCCCGGGAGGCGGCATGGCTGAGCGCCTATGACGCTTCGGATGGCCTGCCGGGGCTGCTGACGGCCAACGGTGGCCCGTTCGATGTCGTGCAGGCCTATGTACCCCGGACTGGGGCGCAGCGGCAGTCGCGGCTGTACGTGACGCGCACGCAGCTGCGGGTGGAGCGGTTCGGCTTCAACCGGAAGATCAACCACCACAGCTTCATGCTGCGCCTGTACTGGCCGCAGTCCTCACCGTCCGGCCAGGCTGAGTCGGTGCAGGCCGACTTCGATGCCGCGGTCGATCTGGTTGTCCAGCGGGTCAACGGCCTGTTCGGCGACAAGACGCACGGGGCCCGGTTCCTGTCGGTTGCCGAGAACCCGATGGACATCGACGTGCAGTTCGCCGACCCCGAGCAGTCGATCCAGGCGCGCGCCGAGCTGACCGCGACGGTCACCTATCAGGCCGACGACCAGGACTTCACCTCCTGACCTGCGCCCTTCCCTTACACGCCCTCGCCCGGCCCCGTGCGGGGCCCCTTCTCTGCCCACCTTCAACGCGGGAGCCCACTGTGCGCCAGCGCAATGACACCGGCTCAGCCTGGACGTTCATGGGCGATCCGCCCGTCCGGGTGCTGCCCGGCGAGGACCACGAGCACGAGGTTCTGCTGGACGGCTGGACGGCCATCGACGAGCCCGAACCGAAGCAGGCGGCCGACGAGCCGCCGTCCAAGACCACCAAGAGCAGGCGTACTTCCGCCGCGGACACCGAGAGGGGTGAGCCGCGATGACCCTGCTCGGACGGCTCGGATATGTCGGCCTGGCCAAGGAGGTCACCCAGGGCACCTGGCTGACCCCGACCTACTACCTGCCGTGCACGAAGATCGACTTCGAGATCAACTACGACCAGCTCCGCGACGAGTCGTACCGCAACAACGACTCCAACCTCCAAGGCCTCTTCCAGGGCGCCGGGGACTCCGCGGTCGACCTCGAATTCAACGCCTACCCCGACTCCATCGGCTACGCGCTGCGCATCATCGGCCCGGACACGGTCACGCCAGGCGTGTCGACGACGCTATCGGCATCGACGACCGCAGGCGCCACGTCGATCAGCGTGGCGGCAACCATCCCGCTCGGCTCCACCATCCAGATCGACACCGGCAACAAGGTCGAGTACGCCGTGACCGGCACCCCGACCGGCTCGGGCCCGTACACGATCCCCATCACCACGCCGACCACTGGTCTGACCTTCGCCCACACCTCCGGCGTCGCCGTCATCTCCCAGACCACACACACGTTCAAGCAGAACGCCGCGGTGGCGAAGCCGACGTACAGCCTGACCGAGCACAACGCGTTCGAGGCGTGGGGATACCCGGGCTGCATGCTCTCCGACGTGCAGATCAAGGTCGACCCGAAGGGCATCGTCACCGTCGGCGCCAAGTACATCGGCTGGATCGGCGCCATCCAAAGCGCGACCCCGACGTTCTCCGAGCCGCCGCCCTTCCTGGGCTGGCAGTTCACCATGACCAACGCTGGGGCCAGCAGCACCCGCGGCCTGTCCTACGACCTCACGCTGAAGCGCCCCGTCGAGGCGATCCACGCCTCCAACGGCACCCAGCAGCCCCGTGAAGTGTTCTCGGGCGTCCTGGACGCGGACATCACCTACAAGGCGATCTACGAGTCGGACGCCGACTACAACCTCTACCTGCAGGCCCTGCAGAACAACCCGACGTCGATGGTGCTCACCCAGCCCGTCGGCGCCGGCGTAGACGCGGGTGGCGCCAGCCTGACGATCACGACAACGCAGGGCGGCTGGTCGAAGGGCAAGCCGGACATCTCCGGGACGTATGTGCAGGCCGACTTCGAGATCAACGGCGTGTACAACGCGACCGATACCGGGTCCGTGCAGGTCGTGCTCAAAAATTACGTCACTTCGGCGTACTGACCTGCAGTTTTCTTCAATCACTCCCCGGCCGTGCCCGCGCGTGAGGGCGTCGCGGCACGGCTGGGGTCTCACGCCCTCAACGCCCTCACCCGCAAGGAGAAGCGCCCATGTCGGGCTACACCAACCCATACGTCCTGCTCCAGTTCCCCGACCTCGGCGACGACGTCAGCGTGCTGATGAAGAACCCGCAGCTGTTGCCGCCGAGCGAGATCCAGCCAGAGGACGTCCCCACAGACGACAACGGCCAGCCGCTCGACCAGAAGGCCGCCCAAGAGGCCATGTACAAGGTGATGGCGAAGCTGATCGTCAGTTGGAAGGTGTACGAAGCCTTCAGCGACGGCGATGCCCTCGACATCGACCCGGACGCGGACCCGGTCGACATCTTCGCCGCGCTCGGCACCGGCGAGCAGACCCGCCTCGGAAAGATCACCACCGAGAACATCGCACGCCTGCCTCTGGCCATCCTCAACCGGATCGGCGAGGAGGTCGGCCGGGTCGCGGACCCTCAGTAGGGCCCGGCTCCCCGTACTTCGAGAACGTCCTGCTGCCGGCTGAGTCCATCATCGAGGGCAGCTGGGGCGGCAGCGAGGCGCCACCGCCGGAGTGGATCGACTTTGCGTTGATGCGGCAGATGCGCTGGTCGTGGGAGCAGTTGCAGCAGACCCCTCTGTATGTGCGCCGGTACTGCGTCGACTTCCTCGGAATGATCAACGAGCAAGAGGAACGCCAGATCGAACGCGAGCGACGGAAGGCCGATCGGGCGTCCAGGGGGTGAGCCATGGGCGAACTGCGGCCCGGCGCGTTCACGCGGATCTTCGCCGAGGTGTCACGTGAGGGGCAGGTCAAAGCCCGGCGCGTCATCACGGGGCTTGCCCTGGCGGTGGAACGCCAGGCGAAGATCAACGCGTCAGTCGGAGCGCACAAGCGCGGCACGAAGACCCCGGCGAGTCCCGGCACCGGGCCGGCCGTCATCTCCGGCACGCTGCGCCGCTCCATCACCCACTCGCCGCTCACTTTCACAGGCGGCGGCTGGGAGACCAAGGTCGGCACCGGGGTCGGCTTCACACCACCGTATGGGCGCACACCGTCCAACAAGTACGGCTTCTACCTGGAGACCGGCCTGAAGAACGGGACCACCTACCCCTTCCTCAAGCCCGCGGTCGACTTCGGCATGAGGGTGGTCGCCCCGCAGCTCTACCAGACCATCTTCCGCGCCGGCTGGCCGCGTCTCTGATCTCTGCAGCACCGCCCGTTCAACCCCTTTGAGTCCGAGAGGCGGTGGGGCGGGTGCCCGAGGTCGCCGATCTGTATGCCGTTCTCCGCGCGGAGACCGCGCCGTTCACCCGGAACATGCGGCAGGCATCCGAGGAGGGCGAGTCGTTCACGACTCGTATGGGTGGCGCTTCGGCGATGCTCCGCAAGCTCGGCGCGGCCACCACCCTCGTCGGCGTGGGCTTCCTCGCCTACGGGGTGAAGGCTGCTGGCGACTTCCAGCAGAAGATGAATCTGCTGGTCACGGCGTGCGGTGAGTCGTCGAAGAACCTGAAGAAGGTCTCGGACGGTGTCCTGTCGCTGGCACGGGAGACGGGCACATCCACGGACCAACTGTCCGAGGGCATGTACCAGGTCGAGAAGGCGGGGTACCGGGCTGGTGACGGCCTGAAGGTGCTGCGCGCGGCTTCGCAGGGCGCGCGCGAGGAGGGCGCGGACCTCAAGGACGTCACCAACGCGATGACCAGCGTCATGGCCAGTTACCACTTGAAGGCGTCCGACAGCGTCAGAGTGATGAATGCCCTCAAGACCGCCGCGGGCGAGGGCAAGATGACGATGCAGGAGTTCGCGGGCTCCTTGTCGACGGTCATTCCGATCGCGTCCGCCAACAAGATCTCGTTCGGTGAGGTCGGCGGCGCGATCGCCACCCTCACCCAGCACGGCACCAGCGCCCGCGAGGCCACCCAGGAACTCGCCTCCACGATCCGGCAGCTGGCCGCCCCGAACAACGTCGCCGTTCAGGAGATGCAGCGCCTCGGCCTGTCCAGCGTGGACGTGTCGACCAAGCTGGGCAAGCGCGGCTTGTCGGGCACGCTGGACCTGCTGTCCCGGACCGTGCTCGAGCACATGGGCAAGTCCGGCACGCTCCTGCTCAGCTCGTTCAATAAAACGAAACAAGCGGCTCAGGACGCGGACACCATGGTCAAGGCCATGCCGCCCAACCTCCAGAAGCTGGCCACGTCCTACTCCAAGGGATCGATCAGCCTCGGCGACTGGCGCAAGCAACTCAAGGGATTGCCGCCCGAGCAGGCCAACCTGCTGACCCAGTACGCCACTCTGCAGAACAAGACGACCGGGTTCTCCGCCGAACTGAAGCGAGGCGGGCCGGCAGCCCAGACGTACACCGAGGCCATCAAAAAAATGACCGGCGGCGCCATCGGATTGAACACGACGCTGCAGCTGACCGGTGAGAACACGGAGGGCTTCAAGGACCGCGTCGGCAAGGTCTCGGAGAGTTTCAACCACGCGAGCAAGGACGTCGAGGGCTGGAAGATCACCCAGCAGTCCTTCAACGTCCAGATGGGCCGCCTCAAAGATGCCGTCGCCACCACGGCCATCACCGTGGGCTCGAAACTCATCCCGGTCATCCTCAAAGTCGTCACCTTCTTCGAGCAGAACAAAACCGCGGCGATCGCGCTGGCGGTCGTCATCGGCGGAGTGCTCACCGCGGCAGTGATTTCTTTCGCTGCCGGGGCCGTGGTGGGCGCGGTCAGCGGGGTCATGGACCTCTCCCGGGGCATTCTGGCCGCGGCGAAGGCGGTCAAAGCATTCGTACTGTCCGAACGGCTCGCTGCGATCGCGACGAAGATCTGGGCCGGTGTCCAGGCCGCTTTCAACTTGGTGATGGACGCCAACCCGGTCATGTTGGTCGTCATCGGGATCGCGGCGCTGGTTGCCGCGGTAATCCTGGCGTACAACAAGATCGGCTGGTTCCGGGACCTGTGCAACTCGGCCTTCCACATGATCGGCCAGGCGATCGGGTGGGTCGTCACCTTCGTGAAGGCACACTGGCCGCTGCTGCTGGCCATCCTGACGGGCCCGATCGGCATCGCGGTCGGCCTCGTGATCAAATACTGGGATCAGATCAAGGCCGGTGTCTCCGCCGCCATTTCGTGGGTGGTCGGATTCGTCAAGGGGCACTGGCCG